GTATGACCTTTCCAACCGTATTGGCTATGTTTAACAATGAAAGCAAAGACTATCCACCAACAACAGGCACAGTGATTCTAGGAGATAACATACAAGGCATAAAAGCCAATGGTGTAAGGCAAAACATACCTATGTTTCAAACATCAGCTTCACAAGGCGTAGCCTCTGCCCCTACTGAGGTTGATAACTTGGTGAGACAAATACCTCTGTTAATGCAAACGCCTAATGGTTGGGTTGCATCTTTTGGCACTGAAGTTTTAAAAGTATTAGCACAACAAAAAACCTACATTATCAAAGGCACAGAAAACGGCATAGAAGAAATATCTGTTAGGGGAATACCCCCTACAAAATTAGATAAGTACGGCAGACAATGGATTAGTTGGGTAGATACACCACAAACAACATTGCAAGAAATGGATGTTGAAGGTAAGTTTGTTTTTGTTGGTGTTACAGCCAAAGGTGTTATGCCACAGATAGCAACACCAGTTGGTCTTTTAGAGCCACATAAGATACAAGCTGCACTATCTGAATCTATATTGCTTGAGAGCAGTTCCTATGTACCTAATTGGAATTTAACAGCAGAATTAGCTATTTTTTTGGTTTTAGGCTCACTGACGTGGCTTCTATTGAACGCTTTGGGTATAACATGGGGTTTAGTATTAACGAGTTTATTGCATTTATCCGTGGTCTATTGTGGTTACTGGATAATAAATAAGGGTATTTTAGTTGATGTTACTTGGTCATTAATATCAGGATTTATTATTGCATCAACTGCATTCTATTTAAGGTTCAGAGAGCAATACAAACTTAGACAACAAATTAAGAAACAATTTGAGCATTACCTAGACCCAAGACAGGTCAAACAATTGCAAAAGAATCCTGATCTTTTGAAACTCGGTGGAGAAAAAAGAACCTGCACATTTTTGTTTACTGATCTAAGAGGTTTTACCGCATTGTCTGAATCTGTTACTCCTGAAAAAGTTACTTACATTATGAATAAAGTTTTGACAGCACAACAAATAGCCGTTCAAGAACATGGGGGCATGGTTGATAAATATATAGGTGATGCAATGATGGCAATATTCAACGCACCTTTAGACTTAAAAAATCATAGCAAGGTGGCTGTAGATTGTGCATTAGACATACTGCAAAACATCAAAGACCTTAATGAAGAATTAATATCAGAGGGTTTGCCAAGTATTGCTATTGGCATAGGTATTAATAGTGGCGAAGCCATCATAGGCAACATGGGAAGTGAAAATAGATTTGATTACACAGCTATAGGTGATGCTGTGAACACAGCAGCTAGATTGGAAAGTGCTACAAAAGAAAGAGGAGTTGATCTTCTTATAGGCGAACAAACAGAAGCTTACTGTGGTTACCATTTGCAACCTTTAGAGCCTATAATGGTCAAAGGTAAAGCCAAAGCACTTAAAATATTTACATGGAAATAAAAAAATTAATTAATTGGTTTATTAGTTTATTTCAACAACGCTATCAAGTAAGAGTCTCTTTTAACAAAGAATATGGTGATGCAGACGACAAGGTTTATGTATGCAAAAAAATTCTTGTGCAAAAAGAAAACCATCTTAAATTTCGCAATTTAGACAATAAAGTTATAGAGTATAGAAGTGCAGGTGGACTAAATTACATTATTGAGGATATGTAATGCAACAGATTCTAGTTGGAATTATTATTATGCTAGGTTTAGCTACTTACTATTTCTATAGTCAAAATCAAATACTTACAGCCAACAATGTAGCATTAGAAGGTGCAGTTGCTACACAAGAAGAAGCCATAGCATCTATAAAAGCAGACTTTGAATTGCAAACACAACAGCTACAAGACCTTACAGTTAAGAGCCAAGCTGCACAAAAAGAATTGAATAGATATACACAGTTTATACAAAACTACGAATTAGCATCTAAGATACTTGCTGACCCTGTAGAAATGGAGAGGAAAATAAATAATGGTACAAAGCATATCATGGAAAACATTGAGCAAATCAGCAGTGATGTTGACGGTCTTGATGATGGCTTGCAGTTGCAGTCTACTACCGACTAGAGAAATACAAGTAACTGCAAAACCTATAGAACGCAAGATTGTGCAACCAGTCATGCCTAGAGAAATTGATCTTAAAGAGTTGCAGTGGATGACTGTTACACCTGATAATTGGGAAGATCAATTGGCAAGAATAGAGCAACAAGAAGGTGAGTTGGTGTTTCTTGCAATGACAATTCCTGACTATGAAGTCATGGCATACAATATGCAAGAGATCAAAAGATACATCACGGAACTCAAAGATGTAGTCGTTTATTATCGCAAAGTAACAACAGAAAACCTTTCAAAAGAATAATAAATCTGATAGCCTTGAATTTTCATATAGGAGAATAATATGGGAATGATAGGAGAATGGATAGGAATAATCACAGGAGTAGTATGTTTAGCATCTATTATCTGTGCATTAACTCCTACACCAAAAGATGATGCAATGATCGGAAAGTTCTATAAATTTTTAGAACTAATGGCATTGAATATCGGAAAAGCTAAACAGTAAAACTATAGGTGCAGGAGCACCTTTTTAATTTATGGCAAATACAGTTACACCATTCGTTTATAACGCAATCTTAGAAAGGGTCGTGGATGGTGATACTGTGGATGTTACTCTTGACTTGGGCTTCTCTGTCCATCTAAAAAAACAACGCTGCAGGTTGGCAGGTATAGATACGCCTGAGTCAAGAACTCGCAACCTAGAAGAAAAAGAATTAGGTTTAAAAGCGAAAGAAAGACTAAAAGAACTATGTGTGGGTTCATTTAAAATACAATCATTGGGCAAAGGTAAATATGGCAGAATACTCGCAATACCTTATACGGAAGATGGTCAAGATATTTGTCAAATGTTGGTCAATGAAGGTCATGCAGTTGAATACCACGGTGGTACAAAAACAGGAAAAGTCAGAGATGACGGAACTTGGGGAGAATAATATGCATATATCAGACGAAGGAATATCATTAGTTAAAAAGTTTGAGGGTTGTAAGTTAGAAGCATATCAATGTGCTGCAGGTGTTTGGACTATAGGTTATGGTTCAACTCATGGTGTGCAGAAAGGAGATGTTTGGTCGCAAGAAAAAGCAGAAGTCATGCTCATTAATGAACTAGAAGAATACGGCAAGTATGTAGAAGAATCTGTAACATTGCCTCTCAACCAATGTCAGTTTGATGCTCTTACTTCTTGGACTTTCAACTTAGGACCAACTAATCTAAAAAATAGCACAATGATACAAGTTTTAAATCAAGGTGATTATGAGGGCGTTCCATATCAAATAAAAAGATGGAACAAGGTTAATGGTCAAGTTAATGATGGTTTAATTCGTAGACGAGAAGCAGAAGCATTGTTATTTGAGGGTAAACATTGGGAACACATCTAAATGGCTCTCAGCAAGACACAGAACAAAAGGCTTGGGGTGATACTAAGTGTTATGTTCAAAGAAGAAACACCACAGGAGCTACTAGAGGATGTCATACGGCATGGTTTTGTAGAGAAAGTTGATAATACTTTTCAACTCACAGATAAAGGCATTGATGAAAAAAACAGACTCTGCACTTTGTCAGGACTTAATATTAAATATTCTTCAGAGAAAACCTAGTGTACCTTATGACCTTGTGTCAAAACTGCGAACAAGAGAAATACAAATGCAAATGCCCAAACATGACAAGCAAAGGCAAGTACTGGGAAGCAGAAACCAAAAGGTTTTATACTTGGAAAGAACTTCAAGAGTATTACAAAAAAAAATCTAAGAAGTCTGATTAGATTTATCAACTCTCACTTTTCTACCGCTAGCATAAGTCAATTCTCTGTAATGACTTATTTCACTTTTTTGGAAATACCAAATAGTTATTTTTTTATCAAGTTCTTCTTTTAGAAGTTCTTGTTTTCTTTTTTCTTTTGCTTTAATTGATTGTGGATAAGCCATTTGCCACTCCTAAGTTATAAATTTTATTAATAATCATTATCTTTCCCCCATTTACAATTAATAATGTCCTCTAATTCATTGCTTGTATTTTCATTAATTATAAAATCAATAATAATCCAAGCCATGCACCAAATTGCCACTGGCAATATTAGCCAAAATAAATAGTTCATATAATCCCCCTAGTTTACGTTGTTTCCCTTTTTATCAACAAGCGTGTACTTAGCTAGTAAATCTTTAAACATGAAAGTTGCAAATTCTGCATAGATATCTGCATCTTTTTCAGGCAAATCTAGTTCCTTGATAATTCTATCAATAGAATATTGTTCATCAGATTTGACAGTGTTGTTTTTCACATACTGTTTTAATGCTCTTTTAATTATTACCGTATCTGCTCTAAATAAATTCTTATACATAATTACTCCTATAAGTTTATTTTTTATCAAAAAAAGAATCAATTAACATTGCAATCCTTGAATTGATTTTTGCATGACCATTTTCAAACCTTGCAATCATACTTCTGTTTGGCTCACCATTAATTGTGTAACCCAAATACTTTGCTAGTTCTAACTGTGTAACACCTGCTTCTTTTCTTTTTTGTTGCAGTTCTTTGCCATCCATTATTTACTCCTATTTACAATTTCATAATCTTTGGTAACTAGACCTACATCTTTGCTACCCCTAAAGTGTGCTTTAACAAAAGTAATCTTGCCATCAGAATATTGTCTGATGTGCTTTCTTACCGCATGGAAGGCACGACTTCCACCCTCACCAGTACTACTACTATTAGTATCATTAGTACCAAATAAATCTAACTTTAAAACCTTATGCTCATACTTTGGTTTTCTAAGAAATTCACTCATTGTAAACTTTCTGCTAAACGGCACTTTGCTTGCATTTGCAGGAGTTATCCCCAAGACATCTTGCTTGTGAACAATTTGTGGATAAGTTAACAATAAAGCAAGTGTGTAATGTGTTGATACCAAACTATTAACCATGGCATTAAGTGTTGCATTGTTATATTGATCGTTGCTATCTCCTCGTAAATCGGTGTAGTTTTTAAAAGGAGAACCATCGGGCAACCAAAAAGTATAATCCCCATTTTCTCTGTATGAAAAATAATAATCATTTGGATCAAAATAAAATTCATTTGTATTTTTTATGTATAAACTAATATTGCCTTTAAAAATTTGTGAATCTTCATCATCTTGAAATCCAACATCTTCTAAATAAACATTTTGTATTACATATTTAGTATCTATTTCACCAGTAGCTTCATATTGCAATTCTGCTTCTGTTTCTTGTTGTATAAATGTTGAACGAAAAGGCAAAAACATTTTTAGGTCTGAGCCAAGTTTTATAAGTTCATCTTCTGAAAGATTGTTATCTTTATCTACATAAGGTATATAAAACTTCATAGATTGTTGTATGCGATTAGCATGAAATTTTAAAAAATCGTGCATAACTTTGGCAGGCATCTTTTCAGTAACAGTTGAATAACCACCCATGACATGACTTGGTTGTAAAAAAGTTTTTCGCCATTTATCTTCATCATTCCAAAAAAGCACATGACTATGTAACAACTTTTGTAATACAGAATTATCCATTGTAGTTTGCCTCTCTCATTCGTAAAACAATTTGTATTTGTTTTGCTGAAAGGTAACCTTTAGCTTTTAGTTGCTTGTGTACTGATTTTAAAAAATCAAATTTATGTTCGTTTTGAACAATAAAATTGTGTATAACAACACCGTATTGGTGCCCATATATAAAATCTTGCACTCTTGAGTTTTCCACTTTGTTCATAATATCTCCTATCAATTTATAATAGGGTTATTTTAACAACTTATATTATTATTGCAACCTTTTTAAAAAGGTAAATTATTATCTTCTATTAATGGTGGTTTTAAATCTTCTTTAGTTTCAAAATAAGTTTTAGCTGATGTTTGACCAAATGTTTTTGGCAACCCGTAATGCTGAAAGAATTTAAACTCATCACCAAATTTAGTGTGTAATTCAGAATGATGAAATTGACATAGTGGTATCACATTCTTATCATTGCTTTTAAGAGACATGCCACGTACACCATCATACGGCTTCATAAGATGATGTGCTTGAATATCACCGCTATGAGCATAGAAACCACCTTTTTCTATAAGACAAGGCAATGTTCTTATCCAAGCTAAATGTTTTGCATTTTGATATTTTTTAGCCATTCTCAATCAAAATAACAAAAAACTTGCTTCTGAGATAGCTTCTAAGAGCATCTTTGTAGTGGGTTAATGGTCTAGCATTAACGAAGTTATCACTAAAACGGCACTTTCTCTTTATCAACAGTTTGATCAATTCTTAGACTGCAACTCGTATAGGGCGCACCATCCTTGCTTTCTTTTTTCCAACCACCAAACTTATAAACAGTACCATCAATAGTTACCTTTCCACCTATATCGGGAGAAGTTGGTTTCATTTTTTCTTCTTCGGAGTTGGTGTGTACAAGTCCAACACTCATCATAAGTTCGTACTTGGCATCACCCTTATCATTCTTGCTTTCAACAATGGCTACATATTTTTTTTCACCGTTGATAGTAAGACTACCTTTTCTATGAATTACTGCATTATTTTCATGCCACAAAAAACCTTGCAACTCATTATCATATTCTTTTTGATCGCTCATATTGTTTCTATCCTATTTAATTTATATTTATAGCCTTTGCCATTTTCTATTCGTTTTTTAATTACAACCTCATCAACCATTGATAACCCATATTTGAGTCTTGCAGGTTCTTTTCGCAAATTTCTTATTGATGCTGATATGGTTGGTTCACCATAAAACTTACCAGTGTTTTCTTTGATCATGGCTTGGAGTTCCCAAAAAGTCCACCAACCCCCTTTGTTCATACAAAGAAAAACACAATCATCTAATGTTAAATCTTTTTTTTTCATGACTCTTTCTTAGTGTGCATATCAATTAGAGTATTGTATGAATCTTTAAGTGATTGGTCTTTGTCTGCAATAGAGTTATATGCTTTCTCTATTTCTTCACTGTTGTTATCAAACATTGTTTGTTTAATTTTTTCATCATCTACTTTGCCCCAAGCATTTCTTAATGCTTGAATATAATCAGCAGGAGTTAGAAAAGCATTAATGGGAATATTTTTTTCATTTCTAAAAACAAAACCACTTTTCATTTTTTTTGCATTGTATGAATCAGTGGCACTATTACCATCATCATCAAATCCCGTTTCTTCTACCTTTACACCCGATCCGATACCACAAGCCATAGCAAGGCTATATCTTCTTGCATAGGTTAAAGCACTACCGTAACCTTGTGGGTCTTGTTTGTCTGCGGGTACATGAAGTTTACCAGTGGGTAACTCACCACCATGTCCGTAGAAAACAGTTTCAATACAAACACCAGTTTCATTAAGGTCTGATTTTTGTAAGAACAATATCCCGTGATCTAATAAGGGTTGTTTTACTGCTTCAATTACACTTTCAAGGGTTGCATAGTTACTCTTAAAGTAAGGGTTCTTTGCATCTTTATGTGCATTATCTATTTGGTTTTGTGCTTTAACTAAAGCATTAATTAAGTTATCGTTCATTTTATCCTCTTTCAAAAAATAATTTATTAGCACCAATGATTTCATTAGTACCCCATTGATTAGTAAAATCTTCATTTGATATGTCGGGTTCAAGACATGACAAATAACACACTTCACTAATATCGCTAGACAATGAAAGCAATCTCATCATCTTGTTAGCAATTCTTTTTATTTCGTTCCAGTTTTTTTCTATATCTGAAACCTCAAAACTATGTAATTCTTTTTTTGTTCTTGGACAATATATGCAATCAACTATAGGTGTAACACCAGTAGCTTTTGCATAGAATGATAATTGATACTGATAATCTTTTTTTGGTTTCGGTTGTATACCAGTTGTTTTTATATCTCGCACACAATCTTTATATAACAAATCAATGTAACCAATCATGGGAATGGGCAAATCGTCAATCTCATGTTCAACTCTTAACTGTGCATCTGTAGGTGTACCGAATGATCTAAACAACGGCAACATAGCTTCAATGGTATCTCGTGTCATTTCTCTTTTTTTTGCACAAGCATCAAAATCATAATCAGCTTTTGTTTCTATAATTTTGTTGTATATCTTTTTATATTCAAGATCGGTTGCATTTATACAATCATCAACACTAGCATTGTGATCAAAACAACCGTGTGTAATGCCTTGCTCAATGCAAGTACCATAACTCATAGCAGGTGAATAAAATCTATCTTTATACCCTGCAATATTAACTAACCATTTAGCAGGATTTTTTCTGAATTTGTTTATGGATGTTGGGCTTCGATACACAAC